GTCATAATGTTTTTTCAAGTCGTCATAGCGTTTCTTGTAGTCTGGTCGCTTGTAAGGTTCGTCCTTCTTTGCTTCCTGTTCCACAGGTTCTTCTATGTCTGCTTCCTGTTTTGCTTTGGGCTTTTCGAAAAAAACTCCGTTTGCATCTTGGAAACCTATTTCGTCTTCAGTATGCCATGATTTGTTCATGTTGTAAGGATTGGCATTTTCCTCTTGTACTTCTGTAGTCATATTCTTTCTCCTACGGGGGCTTCGTTCACAAGGTAGCTCTATGTCGACTAGAGGGCTTGTATGTAAAGGTAGCCTTTCGGTTTATAAAATAGTAGGGTGCTTATGACATAAGGTAGCCCTACCGTTAAGTTTGTTTAGCTTTGGACGTGTCTTCCAGTTCGGTTGTCAAGCATCATTTTAGATTTAATACTTTTAGATATCTCATCTTCATCTAACAATCCTTTTCCACCGTTATCTACAGTAGTTTTCACTACTCTAATATCCTGTTTAGTTGCAGGTTTTTCAACCTCCATCTCAACATTTTCTTCTTCTGGCTCACCACCATTAGCTAAACCTTGTCTATCATCTGCTTCCATTTCTGCATCCTTCATCATTGCCATTAGTTTATCGGCTCCGATTTGTTCTACAGCTTTTGCAGTAAAGACAAATTCTCCGTCAGATAACCTTGCAGGTATACTGTCAGAGACTCCTGAACCCGGACCTTCAACAGGACCAGACCCAGCAAATTCTTGTGCAACGTCTATAACTTTGTCAAATATCATTGACAGTTGTTCGTTGCTTTGTAACGCATCCATTAGAAAATCTTCTTCTTCGTTATCTAATGCTTCGTCTAATATAAAATCTAAGTATTCATCTTCCATTTCGTTGTCTGGAATCATTTCTTCTTTTGGTTCTTCCATCATGGGTTCTTCAACCATAGGTTTTTCCATCATGGGTTCTTCCATTTTGTTTTCTTCTACAGGCATATCATCTGCTAAAAGAGAACCACCAACAGCAAAAGCACCTCTACCTTCTAATACATCCGCATAAGTAACTTCACCATCTTTGTTTAAATCTGGAAAGCTATCGTCTTTTAATAAACTCTTTTTTTTCATGTTTCCTCTTTTCTATTTGCTGCTTCTTTAACCTGCTCCGGGAGCTGCTCTAAGCGTACCAGAGAATTGATCTTCCCCTGCAACCGGAACATTTCCGATTCCGATGTTGCCACCGCCAGTGCCTGTAGGTCCAAGCTCTTGAGGTTCTGCAGGTGTTCCTGCAAGACTTCCCATACCGCCGGGTTGTTGACTATCGGGTTGAGCTTCTTCGCCAGTTGTTTGTCCAACATTTTGCATTCCTATGATTTGTGCCATGATAGCTGCTTCTTCAGGGTCGTTTAAAACTTCATCTGGGTCTAAGTCTAAGCTATAAGCAAGTTCACTAATTAGTTTAGAAATCTTAACAAACGGAGCAACAGCAGGATTTTGTACAGTTTGTAAGAATGTAGTTAGTCTTTGACTACGTACTTCTTTTTGCATCAAGCTGTTTGTTCCGGTAGCTTTAACTTCTAAATCACCGTTGACATCTAGACCACCTTCAAAGAACTGCATGTTCCACTGAAAGAAAGCTTCTCCTAGAGGTCTTAATAAAAAGTCGTCAAGATTCTTAACAACTGTTTTAATATTTAAACTTGATGCACCTAACAACATTGACATGCCCGAAGCAGTCCTTGTCATACTTTGTACACCTGTTTGTCCGTGTGAGTAACTAGGTATTCCTGTTTGCTCATCTGCAAGTTGTCTAAACTTGTCAAACATCATCATGTTTTCTGGTGCTGTGTTAGGAAACTTCAAACCATGTATAGCTTGTCCGGGCATTCCAGCTTGTCTTCTGAATATCTTACCCGGATATATTTCCATAGACTGTCCACCAACTAAGGCAGATTCATCTACATCAAACACCAAAGACCCAGCCATTGCTAGGTTATCTACAGCCATACGTGCATGACCATTCATAATCTGTTGAGAATCATCCATGTTCTCAGCTACACCAATACCGAAGAAGTTATAAGGATTTCTTTCGTATGGGAAAGCGTGGTATGGTAATCTATAAGGAGTAAATGGATTGACCACTGCTCTTAATAAACTGTTACCACATACCCAAGCATTAACTTGAACTTCATCTAGATCATCAATATCATCTGAAAGTTCTATACCGACTTCACGTGCATACTCTGCATCCATGATTCCCCAGTATTCAAGAACTTCAAAGTTAGATTGATAGTCTTCATCGCTTCTTGCATCATCTTTTAAATGTGACTCAAAGCTTTTCTCTTCATAATTAGCACCCATCTGTAAACAATTACGGATAGCATCCTCATCAAAGTAAGGCATGTTACGTAGTTGTCTAAGTTGAGATTTGTTTAGTTTGTGTCTGTGAATAACATACTCACACTCTTCAATACTAGTAGCTCCGGGATCAGGATAAAAATCCCAACAGCTAACAAACTCAATTCTAGGTACTCTAACCTCTAACGGGTTGTAACTTCTTTCACCATCTTCACCAGTATCCCACTTGTGAAGTTTCTTGTTAAAGTTAAATGGTCCTTTTACAATCCCTGTACCAAGTAGAGAAGATTCTAAAAGAGCATTTCTAATTTCTGATGAACCTTTTGATTCATCTATTTGATCGTGTATAAGTTTTTCCATTCTCCTTGCAGCTTTTTGTGCTGGAGAAATTTCTAACATTGTAGGTATAGGACTAAAGCCTTCAACCAACTGGTCTTCTACTTTATCTTCAAGACTGTCCTCAAAGATTCCTTTGTTGAAGGTAGCTCCGGGTTTAAGAACTTTACCATCACCTTCATATCCAACATCGTATGGGTTATCTAATGTATTCCCATCCACATCTCCGGGCAACTCACCACCACCCATAGTGCTTTCTAAGCCGGGTGCACCTGTTTGAGTATCTAAATGAGCACTTGCTAATTCACCTTCTGGTATTTTTGTTTCTGAAATACCAATTGGAAATTTACCTGTACCAAAGATTACATCAACAAGTTGACCAAAAGCAGCTAGTACTTTTGTTTTGGTAATCTTAACAAAGACTCTAGACTTTTCTGAGTCTCTAAACTTAATTGACTTGTTGTAAAGTCCTCTGTAGTTTTCGTAAGCTTTTAACCAACGTGATTCATCTGAACGTCTTGCATCTTCTGATACTTGAAACCTATCTTTGATGATACCAACAAGATTACTTTTCTGTTCTATTTCTAAATTAAGATTTTTACCAGCTTCACCTTCTACGTCTTCGTAGATGTTGTCAGCGTTTAAAAATGTATTCTCGTTGTCTGCCATAAACTTTAATATCCAAATGTTGAATCAGCCGGTTGATGGATATCTCTTTTCAATCCTCTCAACCTATCGAATGTACTTATCATTCGTGGTCTACTCATTATCATATAACGCAATGCATCATATGCGTGATCTGAAGCATGTGTATCCACATCCTCCGGATTGTTCTTTGATAACGGTATAGACTGTATCTCTCGTATTAAGTTAGGACATGTATTAAATATCTGTAACTTAGGTCTACCATTCTCTTGAACCTTCAGAAACTCGTGTATCTGGATTTTACCCTGTACCCTGTTCTTATCTGCTGGTCTCAGCTTATGTCCTGCTCGTACAAGTGCTTCTCCAACCGTAGGTCCTGTAGTACCTGTTCTAGCCCACGCTGCTGTATCCAAGACACCAGAGACCGAGTAAGGGTCTTCTAGCTCCATACTTGTTATTATACTACCTAATTCTTCTCCTGTCAAGCCTTTTCTGTATAATTCTCTATAAATTATTAAAGTTCCGTCATTTTGATCCATTATTCCCCATAAACAACAGCTTTCTGCAGCGTATCCATAGTCAACTGCTTTTACTCTTTCCCAGTGTAAAGGTAATTCAAACGGAGTAATCACATGATTGAGTGGGTCAAACTCTACAAATGCTGCACCTTCTGCTACATCCCAGTTACCTTCAAGCAATTGTCTACGTTGAATCGGTGGTAAAGACTTAAGCATTTGCTCATAGACACCATCCTCTGCAAGGTATGGGTTATCAGCTAACTTAGCCGGAATAAACTTACGTGTTAAACCATCGTTACCAGCAAAAGATTTATTATGCTCTGAAGGTTCTATGTATCTTTTTTTAACCCAATGCGAACCAACACCACCGGGATTAGCAGTACAGCGAAGGTATGTTTGTATTTCTGGGTCAGTTGTTCTGAGTCGTGAAGCAAGATAGTTCCAGCTAAACTCTGTGGGTAAGTGAGTAATCTCATCAAAGCCTATCCAACTATATGCTTGTCCTTGATATCTGTATACGTCTGCATCTCTCTCAAGGAATCCAAACTCAACCTTTGCACCACTTGGAAAGTTCCAAAGCTTTTCAACTTCTCTAAACTTAGCACCGGGAAAGGCTTGTGGATATAACTCACGAGACTTATCAATCATCTCCCTTAGTTCTGGCATAGAACGTCTAAGGATTAAAGCACGATGAGCTTTCTTGTGACAATATCTGAGTGGGTCTACGATCATGGCAAAAGATTTACCACCACCGGCAGCTCCACCATACAACACATCTTTTTCACCGGCAGCAAGGAAGTCTGTCTGTGGACCTTCGTTAGCATGGAACAAGACTGTATGGTTGTCTAAATTTTCTTGTACAGCTTTTGGAAGATTGTCAAGTTCATCTTCAGTAACAGGACCTTCTACAGTCTTGTCAAGTTTTTGAATTGTTTCTTTTTGTTTTTTAAACGATTGTCTAGCGTTGTTAAGCTTGGCTTCAAGCTTTTTAATGTTACGCTGTTTACGACCTACCGTAGCACGTGCAGCCTTGATAGCTTTTTCGGTGCTGGTCTTAGGTCGACCTGCTTTCTTTTTAGGAGTTCCGTCTTTCTTTAAGACAAAGTTACCATCATCATCTTGCAAGTAAAGATGAGGATTCCTCTCCCAGTCTTTCGTTTCGTTTTCCATATTTTTTATCTACGTGTTTCTTGAGACCGGGAGTAGAAATTCTTCTGTCGGTTTTATATTCTAACCAATCACATGCAGCCTGAAGTGATACCTCTTCGTTGACTATCATGTTCTCAGCAATTTGTAACGCTTCTAGTTCCTCTTCTATAGGTTTAAGAAATCCAGTAACCTCATCGAACTCATACCCGAATGGTATGGTAGAGGTGTTTCTTTTAATGTAACCTTCGGGAACTAAACGCATCTTAGATAATCCACATAACTATAAAAGCTGATATAAATCCTATACCACACATGATACCCCAGACTTGCATGTCTGTAAGGTCATTGGTATTAATCATACTATTTACTTTTTTTTCTAGTAGTTCTTTTAACATTTGTTTTCCTCTTGGTTGTTTGTTTCTTTGGAGTTAGAAAATTTTTTATTGCTTCTAACCATTTCTTAATCATTGTCATTGTTGTTCTCCTCTGTTTTCTTTTTGCCGAATATTCTATCCCAGTTATCTCTGTAATCTTGTGTATAGAATCCAGGTCTGGGATTAGCACCCTTACTTCCGTGTGTATTTTTATAGATCGGTGATCTAAATGTTATTGGCTTTTCATCACTGCCGATTTGTTTACCCATCATCTTCTCCTTGCATACATTTGTGCCATTCTTCTAAGACTACTTCTTCAGAATAAGCAGCATAATAAATGTCTTTACATTTTTCAAACTCGTTGTTGTTTGGTGTGGTTACGCAACTCATCAGTAAAACTAAACTAATAGTTCTGATTACCACTTTACCCTGTTAGCCCAGTACGCTGCAGACAATACACCTTTGGCGATGTTCTTAGCGTGACGAGCTTTAAAAGATTTACGTTTAGCTTTCATCTTAGCTGACTCACCTGCTTTAGGTTTACCTGCTGTTGAAGCTCCTTGTTCTCCAAATCTAATAGTTTTAATAGTACTACCTGATTTAGCTACAACAATATGTGACTTTTTAGGATGATTAGGAGTACGCTTGGGTTTGTTATAACCACTGACTCCTGCTCGTTTTAATCTACCATCTGCTTTACCACCTTTAGCCATTCTAAATTTTTTTGTTTTCTCTGCAATCTTCTTGGGTTGTTTAGAGTGTTGCTTACCGGCAGCTTTGTCTTTACGTTTAGCTGCTGTGGTAGCTGCATATTCTGAATCACTCAAAGCTTCTCTAGCTTTTTTGGGTAAATATCTTTCACCTGTCTCACTGGATTTCTTACCAGACTTAGTTCCCCAGTCTTGTTTGCTCCAGTCTTTTAACGATTGTTGTGATTTCTTTAACATTACTTGTAACCACCACCAGCTTTCTTGTAAGCTTTGGCTAGTGCCTGTGCTTTACGGGCAGACCATTTACCGGCTGCAGTACCGTGTGAAGCTTGTGACTTTATTCTTTGGAATATCTTTTTACGTTTGGTTGGTTGAGTGTAGTTTCCTGCTTTGTTGACAGTGGACTTAGCTTTACCGCCACTTCTAAATTGTAATCTTTCTAATAACATCAGTGTATTGTCCTATCTTCTTCTCTGGGTATTGTGTTTAAGTATTCTTTTTCTAGATCATCATCTACATAGATGCTGTCTAACTCTCCGACAACAACCAAATGGTTCTGGGCTGCAGCTAGTTCTGCTTTCTCATAAGATGAAGCTACAATGTTAGGACCGGCAAAGGTTGTACCGTAGGCTTCGATCTCAGTCAGAAATATCTTCATAATCTCCTTCTGTAATGTCAATCGCCTTTTTCTCGGGGAGAATAAATATACCTCCTCCTGTATTATGATTAACATCTATCCTGTCAGTCTTTGAAACTCCTACACGATCTAGTATCGTTTGTGCAGCTTGTAACTTATAATTAGCTTGAGGTATAGGCTTATCTGACTTCAAAACCTCTATAATCTTGAACGCTGCTGTAGGGGCTTCCCTTGCAAGTACGTTTTGGGCTAAATCTACTACTTCTTCTTTTAAACTTTTTAGTACTTGATAGTGATTGCCGGAGTAACCTGCAAGTTCGGCTGACTTTTTAAAGTCTCCTCCTGTATCCACGAGGTGACCCAAGAACGCTTCCTGCTTTTCAGTTAGGTTCTTGTCTTTTGATTCAGCTAAATAATTGGTTGCCATGTAGGTATTATAGAGGTATATTGCAAATTTGTCAAGCCTTTGTAAAGTTTTTTACTTTATTTCGCAAATGACTTGACAAAATCGAAATAAATGTGTACAATAGAATTGTAAGGTTCTCCCCAGTTATATATATAACATAACCCATTCTAGTCGTTCCAAGACTTATTCAAAATACCATAACTCATAGGCGAAATTATTGCATACCGGGCAATCTGGTTAATGTTGTAAAACCTTTCGAAATGTATAACATTTAGATATATACCCGCCACCCCCTATGGGGCTCCTGCCCTCCCTACTGTACAAACGTACAATACTGTATAAACGTACAGTATATCAGAAACATAAGCATACTTTATAAAGTTTTATAAGTGCCATGTATAATTCATGAAATTTATAAAGCTTTATAAAGTTTTTATATGTTAGTGATCTGTAAAATTTTACAAGCTTGTCAAATTTATCTAGTTTATATCATTCATAGCCTTTATAAAGTGTTATAACTATAATATATTATTCATACACTTTATAAAGGTTTCACCTCCTCCATTCTAAGCTAACCAATACTTCACTAATGCTACAGCATCTAAAAATCAAATAAACTTCATACAGGGCATTGTGTGAATAGTACATAATTCGTAAAAATTAATTGAAAATCTCTGAATTATGGTATTGATATCATTTTTAAAATCTGCGTATAATATGTATATAGCGAAAAGGGATAACCTGAATAGCCAAATGAGAATGACTCTCATTTAGAAATAAGGACATATTATGTATCAAGAATATACAAATATCGAAACCGGAGAAAAGGAATATAGACATATTCAAGATGAACCGGTTAAAGTTAAAAAGCTTTCCAAGAATGCAAAAAGGAAAGCGAAAAGATATGGTAAGAAATCCAAAACCAAAGTTTTAGGAATAACAGCCTATCAATATGCATGTATCGAAACTCATAGAGCCAGATACGGAGCTAATCCAGAATTAAAAGTTATAAATAATTGGATTTAATACTAGTAATTAGTATTCAATTAGTGTAAGATTAACTTATAAACAAAAAGACGAATAGAGTAAATCGAAAGTCTAGGCAAAAGAGCAACGCCACAATTTTGAAAAGGTTGCCAATTCATAGAGGTATTTATGAAAACTTATAAAGATACATTGAAATATGTAAGAATAGAAGATGCAATATGCGATCTTGAAAAAATAATATGTGATGAATTAGATATTGATCTAGGACACGACATATTAAAACCATTAGACGATTGGAAAGGATTAAGAAATAAGATAAACGAACATGAACTATGGGAAAAATAAATTATGGATAATATGATTGAATTAGAAAAAATGTTAAAAGAACATTTAGAAAAAATGTCTAGAGTTCATTGGACATTAAGAACTGAATATGAACAAGACACTAAAGATATGACAGATATGATAAAATTAATTGAACAAGTAGAACGAGAACGAGAAAAGCAGGAAGAAATAGAACTAGCAAGAATGTTCTCATATTAAACGAGGTAAATTATGGACAACGATAAAATATTAAACGACTTGTACGAGGAACTACTTATGCAAGGATATACACCGGCAGATGCTGAAGCTGAAGCCTACAAACGCTTTTACGAGCAAGGAGAATGAGCCTATGAAACAAGGACACCTAATAAATAAAATCAATAGATTAATACCTATTGCGAATGCAACACCTATATCAGAATTTTATGATGATGATAGTACAGGTATCTGGATTCGAGGAAGTGAGTATTCTTTTAAAGGCTCTTTAGCCTATGAAAGATTATTATATGAACACTATCTAGCCTATGAGCAAGGATGTTCAGAGGATGATTGTGTACATCCAGACCTATTAAAAATAATCGAGGATGCAGGATGGTTCTGGGAGCCATACGATGCAGGAACCTTGATGCTGTATCCAAATTAATAAGGAGAACGAAGATGAGTAAAACTATGTGTTGCTCTGTTTGTAAGCAAGATAATATTTCTTGGCGAGTATGGGCAGATGAATTAAATAATGTTAATGGCAGTTGCGAAGATAAATTTGTTTATTGTGATAATTGCGAAGATGAAACTACAGCTATTTTTAAGGAGAACGAAGATGACGATTGAATATACAAAACTAGAAAGCATACATTCAGCTCTACAAGAATTGCAAAATAAATATGCGATTCCAGATAATGATGTAGATTTAAATAATGCTTTGCAATTTACCGAAGATTTAAGAGAGCCACACTTAAAGGAGAACGAAGATGAATAAAACAGAAATGATTGCAGAGATTAGAAGTCTTTGCAACGCAAATGAAAATAATCCTTACTGCTCTATATATTGGTTAGCAGATATGATTAAGGAAATTGTTGATAGTCCAGATTTAAAGGAGAACGAAGATGAAACTAAAATATAAAGATAAGACATACAAGTCATATCCGGATTTACTTGACAAGCTTTACAGGGGTAAGCCGATCACATTACTAACAGATGGTGAGAGTAATGCCAAGCTTGTAAAAGGTATTACTGAGCATCTTGATGTTAAGCTAATGCATTTACTGCCCCACGATAAAGCCGATGTATTGATGGAGAGACCAACAAAAAGAACGCTTTGTGCTTTTGCAAAAACTGCACAATGTTGGAAGCCTTGTTTAAATACTGCCGGAAGAGGTGGTATCATTAAAAATGGTGAGACCACGAATGCGATTGAGTTAGCTAGACTTAGACGAACTCTATTTTATTTAGATGATAGGGTTAATTTTATGCAACAACTACATAAAGAGATAGCTAAATTTGTGGTTAAGTGTAAAACTACCAATAAAAAACCTTGTATCCGGTTGAATGGAACGAGTGATATACAATGGGAGTATGAACTGCACGAGGGTAAAACCTTGTTCGATCACTTTCCAGATGTACAGTTTTATGACTATACCAAGATACCAACTAGGAAGATAGATCATATACCGAACTATCACTTGACATGGAGCTACAGCGAAGCGAATGAGAAATATGCAAAACTATTTGACAAAGTAAAACATAACAAAGCTGTAGTATTCAATGGAATATTGCCGAGTATGTTCAAGGAACTAAAGGTAATTGATGGAGACAAAACAGATATGAGATTTCTGGACGAACCAAATAGCGTGGTTGGTCTGAAAGCGAAGGGCAAAGCTAGACAAGATACGTCCGGCTTTGTAATTAATGTAATACAATTAGCGTAATAGCTAGGAGTGAATGATATGATAAATGTAAAAACATTTAGTGATAAAGATAACAGCAACAAAAAATTCCATCACGTGAATTTGTTTGGGTTGAAATTTAGAATTGCTAATAACAAACGACTATCTAAAGTAGATGGTAGAAATATCTACCGAACAAGTAGAGGTATTGTCTTTAACTTTTTAGACAATAGATACCTATGCTTAATAACAAAAAGATAAAGGAGAATATATGACTGAAGAAACTTATAATGTAAAAGTAAAATGTAGAACTGAGGAGGAACGAGACTTAGTGCTGCAACATCTGGAGAGAGCAATCTTGCCAGAAGGAAGCGATGATCTAATCGAACAAGCGATTGTAAGATTTAGAGGTGAGCCGAATGTTTACTTCTCTACAAATAACGAAGACTATTGGTATGAACAACCAACCGTGATAACATAGGAGTTATGATGGAAGACGATATAATAAACGAGGTTGTCGATCAACATTATGCAGATGCACCATTGATTGACACTAATCCAGAAACAACTGAAACATACAAAGAGGAGGAAGAGTATGATAAAAGAAATAAAATTGAACGACTACTTTGGAGAGACCATCAACATTGAGGAAGCAACTATGGTGTCGATAGTACACACGAAAGCCAACAAAACTAACGATGAGTACCAAGCAGGTGAACACGACCACGTTCAAATAGAAATACAGTGTGATGATGCACCTAGCAGAGCAGGTGGGATATACAAAAAATCTATCCTTATCAATCTCAAAGGTGTCAAAAATAAACTATTGTATGTAGATGATATACAATTTGATGATGTAAATATAACAACAGAGGAGAGATAATATGAATAAATCAGAAGAACTAGAAAGACTAGAGAAAGAACTAGACTTTATAAGAGAGTTAAACGCTGTAATAAATGCACGTTTACAAACTTGTAAAGCAGACATCAACGCTTTAATAGGAGAAGATGAATGACAACAGCAGAAATAATAAGCAAAGCATTCTTTAAAGGCTATGGAATAACTTTCCAATACTTTAAAAATGATGATGATGTTTATGAAAGTAGAGTATTGACAACAATATCAGACTTGAAATACAACATACACGATGAAGTGTTAGTCGGTGGCTGTATCAACATGGATGGAGACTATCGACAATTCTTTATTGATTGTATGTCAAAAGTTAAAGTCTATAAATATATAGATATTGCAGAATTGTCACAATGATGTCACACGTTTGACACATTGATATGATAGGATATGTTTTGTAGTTAGGAGTGAGCCTTTGTAAAATCCCACTGGTCTTATATGTCTTAAGTGCGTGTTAAGGATGAAAGTAAATGAGAACTAAACCACCATGCACTAACTACAAATTGTCCGAGTAAGGAAGGACACAGTTGCTAGACCTGTAAAACTAGCACCTAATTTATAACAAGGAGTAAAGTATGAGTAAAGTATTTAGAGAATGGTTTGATACTGTTGACAAGAACAGTCAAGAGTGGTTAGACTTTGTTAAAAAACAGCAGCAAGATGAGGATATGGTTGCTGAACTATTGGAGGGTATGGAATGCAAAGAATAGAAAAAGGTACATGGCATTCCAGAGTTGAGGAAATTTTATGCCGAGACTTTGGAAATTTGTATGGTAGATTGACAAAGATAACACAACAAATGTTGCTACAAGATGCTCATGCTTATGTCATAAATCGTAGAGACTTAGATAGCCTATCAGAGATGGACATAAACATGCTTGTAGAAGAGTATGTGGCTTCGTGTATTGGACGTTCGTTCAAGTACTAAGGGTATGCCCTACCTTTTAATTAACCCTATGCTTAGAGAGGAGTACAAATGCTCATTATTTTTTTAAGTTTGTTAATATTTTTATATTTTTTTGATGGATAATCTAACACGAATGTCACACGATTTGACTTCTGTTTATTTTTATGATATAATCTTATACATATTATAACATTAATTAAATTAATAATTAATTATATTAATAATTTATATTAGTATTTATAAAACTTTATAAAGGAGAATAATAATGATAGAATATAATAATAAAAAAGTAACACCGAAAGTGTATGCTAAACACCAAGTGTCTGATTACTTGATGGGTTTGTTTGATAGTCCAGAGGTTCATATGGATAAGGGATTTGCAAACGCTACACCTCGTGAACAAGCTGAGATAATGAATCAAGTTAGTTTGTTTGAGGATAGGATACATAAGTTATTGGGTGTTAAGTTTAAAAGTATTACAAGCAGTAGTAACTTTGAAAAATCTATATAGGAGATAGAGCTATGGAATTTATGTTAACAGTAGTAGGTGTTGTGTTGTTATTGTCAGTCACAACTTTGTATATGTACTTGGTTGAAGATGATAAGGTAGAACCACATGTACCCACACCTATGAAACACAGAGGTAACTTCTGGGATGCAGAGACTAAGAAGTATTACAAGTGGGACGAGTTGATGGAACTTAAAAAAGAGAGGGAACAAAATGACACAGTATGATGAATCTGTTGAACAGCAAAGACAAATACTTGAATTAGAAAAACAAGCTAAACGAGTTGTAGGTATTGACACAAGGTACAAAGATGGTTTATGGTATAAACAAACTGTTGACTATGCTGATGGTCGAAGTGTTACAGAGTACAGAGACAAACGCAGAGCAACGATAGAGGAGAATAGGTATGGCGAAGACGTGGAATAAATCTGTATATACATCTGCTACACAAGGCAGAGGTAAGAAGACAAGTCAAGGTAGAGGTAACGTTGGCACATCTACCATGAACAAAAATAAAAAAGCCAACTTAAAAAAATATCGAGGGCAAGGTAAATGAACATATTTTATTTTAACGAATGTCCAGTTGAATCAGCACTAGCACAACCAGATAAGATGCTAGTCAAGATGCCATTGGAAACAGCACAGATGTTATGCACAGCACATAGAGAATTAGATGGTGATGAGTGGGCAGACAAGCAAGGACTTTACAAAACTGCATACAAGAATCATCCTTGTACTATCTGGGCAAGAGAATCTAGTTCTAACTATCAATGGTTGTATCGGCACTTCATAGCACTAGCCATTGAGTACAGTCATAGATATGGTAGATCGCATTTAAGTTTTGATAAACTATCAACACCTCTTATGCAACTACCACTTAATATAAACATTGGTGATATGACACCATTAGCACAGGCTATGCCGGAGGAGTATAAACACAATGACCCAATCGTTGCGTATCGTAGATATGTAATCAATGAAAAACACTATGCCAAGTGGGAACAGAACAGAGCTAAACCTACATGGTGGACTACACAGGAGGTAGCGTAAATGAAATTTAAAATAATATTTGGAATGGTGCTGGTAGCTTCGATGGCTTCTGTCTATAGCATCGTAACAACAACAGCCGGAGGGATAACAGAAAACAAAGCAGGACTTACAAGATTGAATAAATCTTTCCTGTCTCTCAGCGAAGAGTTCGAAAGTGTAGGTAGGACTGCAGACTTAATAGAATCTACCAGAGAAAGCTATCGTAATTCTTTAGTTGATTTATCAGACAGACTAGATGTAATGGAAGAAACTAACTCAGAGATTTATAGAATCTTAAATGATTTAGATGAACGCTTAAACAAACCACCGGTTGCAACTGTAGTTATTGAAAAGTATATAGAGACAGAGCCAGAGCCAGACTTAGGTGTTAATGCTGGATTCGGTGTGCTTACAGGAACACAAGTAACAGGACAACCAGAGGTAACACCAGAGCCTATTGTATGTCCTAAAGTTAGTTCACCTAGACCTTATGGATATTACATAGATAACATTACAATTAAAAGAACTTTAAAGTTTACAGTTATCTATGATCTCTTTGAAGGTAATGTAACTGATGTTAGATATGAGGGTAAGATACCTAACAAAGTTAAACAAGCTACCTTTAATTATGTAATGGATTTAGAGTTTGATAATCCAGTCACTATGACAGGGTGTACATTACCTTTCACAATTAACATTTAAAGGTTGCATTTACAATTAATCTGTGGTATAATACAACTTATGTATTCATTAGAAAAAAAACAATACAATACAGAACTACTTACTCGTGATGAGTACAGGAAGTTTGGATTGTATATGACTGAAAACTATCCAAATGTAGGGCATGTGGTGGACAAACTAGACGATACTTTTATAGTACATCTGGATGATACTCCACTTACATTTTGGGAAGAAATACTAACTGCTATCAGAAATTAATTGAGGTATATTATAAGAAGTTTTGCCCTCCTTTATTTAACTTATAATATCTACAAGTTTCCGGTCTTGTGCCAAGCTAAAACCGGCTTAACTTTTTTAACCAAACACTTTACTTTATCATCAAAGTATGATATAATGTGTGCACTTAATACAAACCGATGGAGGAATAATTATGTATGAGTATGTAAAAGGAAAGGCAATGTGGGCAAACATCACATCGCCAAACACGAGGTTTCAACCTCACAAGTATGGCTTGACTGTTTTAACAGATGCAGATACTGCAGCAAAACTTGAAGGCATTGGTCTTAATCAAGTTAAGGACAGAGCAGGACAGCCTAAGTATGATGAACCGGCATTTACTTTTAGTAAAAGAGCAGCCAATAACGATGGGGTAGCTAATACTGCACCTAAGTTAATTAACGTTGATGGTGAACCTATTGATGTTAGTGTGGGTAATGGTTCAGAAGTAACTGTTAAGATTAAACCTTACAAGAATGACTTCGGACAATTCGCTGAACTCATGGCTGTAAAGGTTGAGAACTTAATAGAATATGTTGAAGGTGACACTGATAACGAGGAGTTCTAAATGATTATTACTATTAATAATGACGACAGTAACAACTCTTATGATGTCAACAACATTAGTGACGACAAAGTAAAGCAAGAAGCTACTGTTATAGTACAGAAAGTAGGTAACTTACAAGTTATCATAGAAGCTTTAGACTTTGCAAGTCGTACACATCGTGCTAACTTAGAAGGACTTCTTAAAGATAGAGACGAAGCAATCGTTGAAACTGAATCTGCTCGTAACGAGAAAGGTCAGTTCGTAGGAGACGACCCAGAAACTATAGAGGACGAATCTAAAGTAGCAAAAGAAACCACATAGTCTGTGAGGAGGGCTAACATGAACGATACAACGTGGGATAAGTTGAAACAACCCTGTCCACTTTGCAACAGCAGTGATGCTGTAGGAGTCAATCAAGATGGCTCGGCAAAGTGTTTCAGTTGTGGAGAATTTATGCCTAACTATGAACAAGCATGTAACGGAAAAACTATGACACAATCACAACCAACACAAACCAAACAACCAGATAATGTAGCCGAAGGTAACTTCATTGCATTAACTGATAGAAAAATATCTCAAGCAACTGCACAGAAGTTTGGGGTCAAAGCTGTCCAAGACCTTAAAGGTCAGGTCATTAAACATTTCTATCCGTATTACAACGGACACGAATTGTCAGCTACCAAATGTAGAAACTCTTTAAGTAAAGACTTCTTTGTATCTGGTAGTTATAACGAGACCGGATTGTTTGGTCAACAGTTGTTTAAGAGTGGCAAGTATGTCACGATAACCGAAGGGGAGTGTGATGCGATGGCAGCTTACGAACTACTTGGTAGTAAGTGGGCAGTCGTATCCATCAAGCGTGGTGCACAGGGTGCAGTCAGAGACATCAAGGAAAGCTTAGAGTTCTTTGATGATTTTGAAAATGTTATTGTCGCATTTGATAATGACAAGGCAGGAAAGGATGCAGCAGTTAAAGTTGCTAGACTTTTCAAGCCCGGCAAGGCTAGGATACTCACACTTCCTAATGGCTTCAAAGACCCTAACGATATGCTTCGTGACAACAGACATAAAGATTTTGTTGAAGCGTGGTGGGCGAGTAAAGTTTACACACCATCTGGTGTTATAAATGTTACTGAGCAACGTGAGAAGTTTCATAATCGTGAGAAGAAACAAAGTGTTCCCTATCCTTATGAAGGATTAAACAAGAAGCTGTATGGCTTACGACAGGGTGAACTTGTAACTCTTACAGGTGGAACAGGACTTGGTAAGTCTAGTGTGACCAGAGAGATAGAGCATTGGCTTGTCAAACAAACACAGGACAACGTAGGTATCATAGCATTAGAAGAAGATTGGAGACGTACCATTGATGGTATACTTTCTATTGAAGCTAACGCTAGATTATACATTGACCAAGAACGTGAGAAGTTTTCTAAAGAAGAACTTGATAAGATGTTTGACATCTTGTACGATGGTGAGAACAAAAACAGAGTATGGGTTCACTCACACTTTGGCACCAACGACATTGATGATATCTTTACTAAGCTTCGCTTTATGATTATTGGCTGTGATTGCAAATGGATAGTGGTCGATCACTTACATATGCTAGTCAGTGCAGTGCATGAAGGTGATGAGAGACGAGCCATTGATGCAATTATGACTAGGCTAAGAAGTTTAGTTGAAGAGACAGGTGCAGGTATTATACTTGTGTCTCATCTTAGACGTGTCGATGGTAACAAAGGACACGAGAATGGAATTGAAGTAAGTCTATCTCATCTACGTGGCTCTAATAGTATTGGTCAACTATCCGATTGTGTTATTGCATTAGAACGTAATCAACAATCAGACGACCCAGACGAAGCTAGGACTACAAGGCTACGTGTTCTTAAATCAAGATACACAGGTGATGTAGGTATGGCAGCTAGAGTTATCTATGATGCCGAGACCGGTAGACTATCTGAATTAACTAACGATGATATAGAGTTTGATAACTCTGGAGACGAAGGATTCTAATGGAATTAGTATTTGATATAGAGACTGATGATCTGAACGCAACAAAGGTATGGTGTATTGTTGCACAGAATCCAGTATCCGGTGAGGTATTTAAGTTCCCACCTGACAAACTAGAAGAAGGATATCAGTTTTTGACAACAGCAGATACACTTATCGGTCACAACATTATTGGATTTGACATACCTCTGGTAGAAAAGTTTGGTAATGTAGACCTAAGTGATAAGATAGTTATTGATACTTTAGTTTTATCCAGACTATTTAATCCAACACGTGATGGTGGGCACAGTCTTGAGACTTGGGGATACAAGTTAGGCTATCCTAAGATTGAGTTTGAAGATTACTTAAACTACTCTGAGGATATGTTGACCTATTGTGTAAGAGATGTAGAACTTAATACTAAAGTTTTACAAGAACTTCGTAAGGAGTCACGAGGGTTTAAGAAAGATTGTATTGATCTTGAACAAGGTGTTGCTAAGATTATGAAACAACAGGAGCAAGATGGTTTTGCTTTTGATATGCAATCAGCACTTACGTTACTAGCAGAACTAAGAGAAAAGAAACAACAGATTGAAGACGAGGTTCATTCCACATTTAAACCTAAGTGGGTAGACACAAAACAAGTCACACCCTACATCAAGAAAGATGGTAATCTATCTAAGCGTGGTATGACTGATGAAGAATATCAACGTTGTTTAGATACAAACAACTTCAATCCTTTCATGCGACAAACTTTACAAGAGTTTAATCTTGGTTCTCGTAAACAGATTGGAGAATATCTTATTGACTTTGGTTGGAATCCAGATAGATTTACACCCACTGGTCAACCTATTGTAGATGAGAAAACATTATCCAAGATTACACATATCCATGAAGCTAAATTAATTGCAGACTTTTTACTATTACAAAAGCGTATAGCTCAGATTGACTCTTGGGTAGAAGCTGTCAGGGATGATGGTAGGATACATGGTTTTGTTATTCCCAACGGTACTATTACCGGCAGGATGTCACATAGAAACCCTAACGTTGCTCAAGTTCCCTCAGTTCATAGCCCATACGGTAAGGAATGTAGAGCATGTTGGACTGTACCAGAAGGACATAAGCTTGTAGGTGTAGATGCAAGTGGATTAGAGCTACGCATGTTAGCACATTACATGGACGACAAGGAGTATATAAATGAAATTATTAATGGAGACATTCACACGACTAACCAAAACTTTGCTGGACTTAAATCAAGAGATCAGGCTAAAACTTTCATCTACGCACTCGTTTACGGAGCAGGAGATGAGAAGATTGGAAGCATCATTAAAGGAAGCAGAGCAGAAGGTAAGAGGTTGCGAGAACGCTTTCTTAGTAGTCTCCCAACATACCGAACTCTTAAGGAACGAGTTGACAGAGCAGCTTCAAAAAATTACCTCAAAGGATTAGATGGTAGGAAGCTGTATATAAGAAACAAACATGCTGCACTTAATACCTTATTGCAAGGAGCAGGTGCTATCTTAATGAAGAAAGCATTAGTAGACTTAGACAGTGTGTTAAAACTAAACGCTATTGATTATAGATTTGTTGCTAACATACATGATGAGTGGCAGATTGAAGTCAAAGAATCTCAAGCAGATTTTGTTGGAGAGACTGCAGTCAAAAGTATTATAGAAGCAGGTGAACATTTTAATCTACGCTGTCCAATGGATGGCGAATATAAAGTAGGAGGTAACTGGAGTGACACTCACTAGTGATGAATACAGAAAATATCTCCGTGATAACAGATACAGACGGATTAATAAATATAAACTTAGTAAAGGATGTATAGATTGTGGCTACAATAAACATCCAAAAGCACTTTGCTTTGACCACAAAGTAAGAGAAGAAAAAACAATATTATTAGATGCTTCTAAAAGCGGAGCTAATATGAGTACTTTAGTATGCCGGATTACTCCGACTGATAAAGTAAAAAACAGACAGTACATTAAAGATTTGTTTAATGAAATAAGAAAGTGTGAAGTACGTTGTCAAAACTGCCATAGCATTAAAACATGGGAAGAAAGAGATTACATGCCACACGTTAGAAAAAATAAAACTATTATACAGGAGGTAGCTAATGCCAAACAAGGCGAATTTAATTTCTAAAAATAAAACAAAACCTCTTGACACAACCAGTCAAGAAGTATATAATAAGTTGTCGGCTAAGAAAAAATCAGCCGAATCAGGGCATTGGTATACGCAAGAAGGCGAACCAATGTATACTATTGTAGGTGCTAATGGTAAAGAACGTAACACTACATTACGTGATGCCAAGAAAGATAACTTAGTACCATCGGTTACTACTGTACTAAGTCTGGTAGCCAAACCCGGATTAGAAAACTGGAAGATTAATCAAGCATTAAACTCTGCACTTATGTTAGAGAAAGAAGAAGATGAATCTCTTGAGGAGTTTGCTTACAGGTGTAAACAAGATTCTAAAAGGATAGGACAAGAAGCTGCAGAAGAAGGAACTAAGATTCATGCAATGATTGAACGAGGTTTCTTAGGCGAAGAAACAAATCCAACCTATGAGATAATACGGTCTTGGTTAGATGAAAACTTTCCGGATGAAGACTGGATAGCAGAAGATTCTTTCTGTTCTGACTTAGGTTATGGTGGTAAGATAGATTTATATTCTAAGTCTGGTATCTTTGTAGACTTTAAAACTAAAGATAATCTATTTGGTAAAGACCCTGCTCGTTTAGTATATGATGAACATGGTATGCAGTTGTCAGCCTATGCTCAAGGCTGTGGTTTTGATGATGTAGAACGAGTATCTATATTTGTTGATCGTCAAGACAAAGAACTTATAGCCTGTCATATATGGGATAGAGACTCTCAAACAAAACATACAGAAATGTTTAACAGCATTTTAAACTATTGGAAATTAGTAAAGAACTATGAATCAAAAAAAATCTAAACAGTTAAGACGGAGAGCAGAAGACTTACTCATTGAGTGGTTAAGAACAATGGTTCCCGATGGAGAAGATACATCTAAGATTAATAGAAAAAATCTTAATGAGTTCTTACCAGAACAAACTCATATCTTTGCTAACAATAAATTTTTATTGAGTGCATATAGTTTGAGGTGGTTTTACAAACAAGTAAAACGTAATCCTAACATTACTCTTGGAGACTTGAATGCCTAGACGAGTTCCCAGAAAACCTAGACCTAAAAAAACTAACGTACCTAAAGGCTATGATAGTACATGGGAATATAATATACATCAAACAATTTTACAAGATTGGAAACATCATTGGGATAAAATTGATTATATAGTAGAGCATACTTATGAGCCAGACTTTGTAAAGACTGTTGATGGTAAAATAATATTGTTAGAAGCAAAGGGAAGGTTCTGGGATTATGCTGAATACAGTAAGTATATCTGGATAAGAGAAGCCTTGAGTGAGAGAGTAGAAGACTATGAACTAATATTCTTATTTCAAAAACCTTTTGCACCTATGCCGGGAGCTAAGATAAGAAAGAATGGAACAAAAAGAACCCATGCTGAGTGGGCAGAAACAAATAATTTTACATGGTATAGTGAAGAAACTTTACCGAAGGAGTGGATAACAGATGAACTATAAATTTAATGAAGGACAACTAATACAAGAACTACAGGCTTATATTGATGGTACATATGGTGAGCATTATGCTTCCGATAAGTATCAAGCAACAGACATCATCATTGATTCAGGACATGGTGAAGGGTTTACTCTTGGTAACATTATGAAGTACGCTAAACGTTATGGAAACAAAGACGGAAAGAACAGAAAAGACTTGCTAAAGATACTACATTATGGTATAATAATGCTTAACGTACACGACACAGAGAACTCATAATGGTAGATGATAAAGTAGGTATCAAGGAATATCTTGGTATAAAAATTAATTACAGTAATGAAAAACTATTAGATAAGTTTAGCCTTGATACTCTCAAGGATAGATACTTATGGGAGAATGAAACACATGCACAAGAAGCGTTTGCCAGAGCATCAGTCTTCGGAGCAACCTACAAAGGTCACACAGATTTTGAGTTGGCTCAAAGACTTTATCACTACAGTTCCTCTTGTTGGTTCATGTTTAGCACTCCTATACTTAGTAACGGGGGAACAAGTCGTGGGCTTCCTATTAGCTGTTTCCTCAATTATGTACCTGATAGCAGGGATGGTTTATCTGCTCACTATGACGAGAATATTTGGTTGGCAAGTTCGGGTGGAGGTATTGGTGGATTTTGGGGAGATATTAGGAGTAATGGTATTTCTACTACTCACGGTAGTAAGTCTACTGGTTCAATCCCTTTCATGCATGTCGTAGATTCTCAGATGTTAGCCTTTAATCAAGGCACAACAAGACGTGGTTCTTATGCTGCATACATGGACATATCTCATCCGGAGATTGAAGAGTTTATTAACATGCGTAAAGAATCTGGTGGTGATATCAACCGTAAGAATCTTAATCTTCACAATGGTATCAACATTACCAATGAGTTTCTCAAAACTGTACAAGAAGATGCAGACTTTAGATTGATTGACCCGAAGACTCACGAACCTACAAAGATTGTAAATGCTAGAGACTTATGGTGGCAGATCATCAACGCAAGAGCAGAGACAGGTGAGCCTTACATGATTAATATAGATACATGTAACGAAGCATTACCTAAAGAACAAAAAGATTTAGGATTAGAAATCAAACAGAGCAATCTATGTTCTGAGATTACTTTACCTACTAACGAAGAACGAACAGCAGTGTGTTGTTTGTCTTCCGTAAACCTAGAATACTTTGATGAGTGGAGTGAGAACCCTTTGTTCATTGATGATTTAATTACCATGCTTGACAATGTATTACAACATTACATTGATAATGCTGTCGACACCAATAACTTAGGAGAATATAATGCAAATTTTAAAAGGTTTCAAAAACATATTAAGCCGGGCAAAGAAGGGTTTCTTAAATCTGCCTACTCTGCTTACAGAGAAAGGTCGTTGGGTCTTGGTGCGATGGGATTCCATTCGTATCTCCAATCACGCAGCATTCCTTTTGAGGGTATCTTCGCTACGGGCTTTAATTACAAAGCATTTAAACACATTAAGAGACATTCAATTAGAGCAACTGAAAGACTTGCTGATGAACGTGGTGAGTCACCTGATGTCAGTGGTAGTGGTAGGCGTAATGCTCATCTACTCGCTGTTGCTCCTAATGCTTCTTCTAGTATCATATGTGGTGGGACATCTCCTTCGATTGAGCCATACAGGGCTAATGTCTATACGCACAAGACTCTCTCAGGCTCGTTCCAAGTTAAAAACAAATACTTAGAAGAGATACTTAAAGATAAAGGATTAAAGAAAGATGAGTTGATTTCAGTCTGGAAAGACATTGCAGGTAACGAGGGTTCCGTACAGCACCTTGATATTTTTACAGATGATGAAAAAGAAATATTCAAGACTGCTAATGAGATAGATCAAATATGGATTATTGAACACGCTGCTAAACGACAAGAGTTTATTTGTCAAGCACAGTCAGTTAATCTTTTCTTTACTATACCTACAGCTACCGAACCACAGGAAGTACATGATGAGTATATGCAGTATGTCAATGATGTGCACTGGTATGGTATGAACAAACTTAAATCTTTATATTACTTTAGAACTAATGCTGCTCGTAATGCAGAGAACGTAAACACTAAAGTACAACGTATTAAATTAGACGATGCTGAATGTATCGCATGTGAGGGATAATATGGATTGTTGGCACTGTGGAACACAATTAATATGGGGTGGAGACCACGACATAGAAGATGAGAACGATGAGTATATTATGGAAACTAATTTAAGTTGCCCTAAATGTAACTCGGCTGTTATAGTTTATTTACCAAAGGATTAATATGAAACAATCAGAATTTGATACTGTGTTTAGTCAGAAGTTTTCTGGCTTTACTAGTAGGATGTGGTTAGATTATTGTGATGAACATAAAGACCCATTCTCAAAAACAAAAGATTACGCAGGATATGTAATTGAAAATTTTAAATATTTAGTTAAGAGATTTAACAAGGAGAACAGATGAGTTTATTAGATACAAGAGATTACTACAAACCTTTTGACCATGCATGGATGTTTGACTACTATGTCTTACAAAACCAAATGCATTGGATGCCGGAGTCAGTACCTTTACACACTGATGTAAAAGATTGGCAGGAGTTAGATTCAAAAGAAAAGAATTTACTTACTCAAATCTTTAGATTGTTTACTCAATCAGATGTAGATGTTGGTGCCGGATATGTTGATAGATACATGCGTATCTTTAGAAAGCCTGAAGCTAGAATGATGATGGGTTCTTTTGCGAACATGGAATCTATTCATCAACATGCATACAGTTTACTGCTTGATACAGTTGGTATGCCTGAGATAGAGTACAAAGCTTTTGCAGAGTACGAAGAGATGGCAGATAAACATGAGTATGTTCGTAAGCTTAAGACAACTAAGTCGGATAAAAAAAGCATTGCCAAAACTTTAGCAGTCTATTCAGCTTTTACAGAAGGACTACAGTTGTTTAGTAGCTTTGCAATCTTGTTAAACTTCCCACGCTTTGGACGTATGAAAGGTATGGGACAGATAGTTACGTACTCTATACGTGATGAGTCTATGCACGTTGAAGCTATGACTAAATTGTTTCGAGAGTTTATCCAAGAAAACTTAGATATATGGACAGATGATTTTAAAGCAGAACTCTATGATATATGTAGAACAATGGTAGTGCTAGAAGATAAATTCTTAGACTTAGTGTTTGATATGGGAGACCTTGAAGGTCTTACCAAGAAAGATATGTATGCTTATAATAGATATATAGCTGATAGAAGATTACTCCAGCTAGGATTAAAAACAAACTATGACCAGCGTGAGAATCCTCTAGGTTGGTTGGATGAAGTGATGGGTGTTGAACATCAGAACTTCTTTGAAGGTCGTGCTACTTCTTATATGAAAGCAGGACTACGTGGTAGACAAGATAAGATAACCTTTGCAAACTTGGAGAGTGATAATGGTTAATAAGAACGAAGCAAACTTAGTAAGTTTTAAAGTGCTTCTTACACGCAAGAATGAAATAGTTACAGAGTTTAGTATGTTACCGGAGGATATGGTCGATGAGATATTCCCTCTTGATGAGAGAGACTTAATCAAAACAATCCTCCGTAACGGTAAGTCAAAGATGGGAGACTTACATAATTATTTTCAAAGAGAGTTAAACGTACTTAAGTAACTATCCTGCTAAAGGATTCTTATTCTCTTCTTTAAATATTTTTATATCAGTCTTAACACTTTCTATATCAGCTTTCATACCTGACATATCAGATCGAATAGATTCGAGGTTATTAATCTTAAGTAAAATAGTTTCATCAATAGTTTTATTAATATATTCTACTGATGTTTCTAACGCTTCAATCCTATTGATAACCTCATCCACTCCTTGCTCAGTTTCTTTAGCTTGTTGAGCTTTTGATTCTAAGTTTTCTATTCTATTCACATAGGTCGCACCTGTGTATCCAAACCCTGCAAGAGTTCCAATGATACCCATCAATGCAATAAACTGTGTTGTTTTATTTTGTAACCAATCCATATTATTCTCCGTTTTGTTTTTGTTGCCAATCATTTATGGCTTGTTTTATACTATCCTCTGCTAACACACTACAATGTAACTTGATAGGTGGTAACTCCAAAGCTTTAGCTATGTCTTTATCTTTTATTTGACAAGCTTCTTCTATTGTCTTTCCTTTTAACATGTCAACAAACATAGTGCTTGATGCTATTGCTGACCCACATCCATAAGTTTTAAACTTAACATCATCAATGACATGTCTGTTACCATGTAGTTTACATTTAATTTGTAACTTCATTACATCACCACAGGCTGGTGCACCAACCATACCTGTACCCACATCTAAATCTTTAGGGTCAAATCTACCGACTGAATATTTTTCTGGGTTATTTAAAACTCCTTCAAACCTATCTACAACTTTATTTGAGTATGCCATATTATAGTGGTGGTTGTAATTGTCTCATTTCAATTAATGTTTCTAAACTTTGTCCTGCCATTTGATAAAAGCCTTCGATGTTATCTGACAACATATTGTTGGCATAAATATCTGTAGACTCGTACCACATATCTTGGTCCGGTATTGTAACTAATCTATAGTTATTAAAGTTAGGTACAAATCCCATGTAAGCTATGATAGTATTCTCTGAGCCATACTCACCGGTCTCTTCTTGTTTAGCTTCAACATCATCTTGAGCAGCTTGTAAATTCTGGGCTATGACATTGGCTACAGTTTGTTCTGTCTCTGTAGCTGATGCATCTGTAGAGACTGACACATCTATTTGACTTTGTAAAGTTTGAGTAGGTGTTACAGCAGCTACGACACTCGTTGTCTCAACTGTCTCAGCTTCAACGCTTACAGAGCTTGTAGAATTACTTACACTAAAGCTTGTACTCATGTCTAATACTTGATTGTTTTGTGCAGTAGACGATGCAAACTGTGCTGACATACTAGGTGAGTTACTTGTACTCATACCACCGCTAGAATTAGATGATGATACGCTAGAAGCTCCTGTCGTGCCACCTGTAGCGTGTATAGAACTACCTGATGTAGTTCCACTAACACTAGCTTGAGCTGTACTTAGAGTAGAGGAGATAACGTTCAGTGCCATTTCTCTACTTATTGAACTCTTACCTTCTGGTAGTATAGCACCAACAACTATCTCTTCTTCTTGCAGTTCTTCTACTCTTTCTTCTTCTACTTCAGCTATACGTTCTTCTTCCATCTCCTCACGCATTTCTTCTATCTCTTCAAAAACTTCTTCTACAGCTTCTTCTTCAAAGACTTCTTCAATAAATTCTTCTTCCGGCTCTTCTGCATACGCAAGTTCTTCTTCCATTCTTGTCTCTTCCTCAAACCATTCCTCCAGTTCTTCAATAGTTTCCAATTCAATAAACGTTTCAGGTTCTCTATAATCTTCTACAAGGAATGTTTCTTGAAAGATAAACTCCTCAATCAACAACTCTTCCACCGGCATAAAGATTTCTTCTTCGTGCATAGGTAAGTCATGCATGATTTCAAAAGGTTCGTAGTATTCTTCACGAGGAAACATCTGTTCAAAGATTATCTCTTCTTCGTATACATACTCAGGCTCTTCAAAAAAGTCATACTCAAGTTCAAAGACATACTCTTCAAAGATTTCTGGCTCTTCAAAAGTGTCATACATGTCATACTCTTCTTGATAACCATAGTCAATCTCTTCTTCAAAGTAAGCCACTGAATCTTCTTGTCTATAGCCTTGACAGAATGGTCCATACTGTGGGTCTAGATTACACTGAAGATCGTCATAGGCATCCCAATAGTAAGGACATGACTCAGAGTATAACTGGTCTATGTCGCACTGTTGAGTTTGATAAGCTGCTGCATAACCTGAACAGCTTGAATTGTTTAGAGGATTACTACAATCAATATCATTACCACTACCAGAACCATATAACGAACCACCATTTTCTAGCAAAGTATTAGCAGAGGTGTCGTTCCAATTAGTACTTACACAGCTACTAGAGTTAGTTGTACCTGTGCTACATTCATCGTGATACAAATATTGATAGACTTCAGAGCTACCACTACCCACTTCACCAATTAAAACATCGTGATTAATTATATCTAATGCACCATATCTATACTCAAAGGTATCGTTAGTCCATAATATAACTTCAAAACTGTTATCAGATGCACGGTTGTATTCACGCATATCATACCAACCAAAGACTGTCTTATCGCTAAAGCTTTTAGCTAACATCTTAGAACCGTTATCTCGTATGAGGTCAGTCCAAAAAGGTAGCATAGTATAAGTATACTGATTTGCTAAAGGGTCGGGTGTATAATCTGAGCAGTAAGCTCCAGAGGTTTTAAAGTGAAGACAACCATTGGTAGCCATTCTAGCAGAATTAAATGTCTGATTATAAAAATCAAAGTTAAACCCTAGACTAAAAGCATTAGATACTCTATCGTCTCCTGAGTTTAAGTTGGTTGTACCTGATTGATTAGTGAGGTCTACTAAAGACTGATTGCCTTCGTAGATATACTGACTAAAGACATTAAGACTTAAGAGACACGCTACTGCGTAGCATAAAATTCTTTTCTGCATTGCCTTTTAGTTTTAGTTTTAGTTGTATAAATAACTTTGACTGCCCCAACAACATCTTTATTTATCTTGTCTCTGTTAGGATTTCTATCGTGTGTGCATTGCTGTATAAAAAGTTTTTCTTGTTCTTTAGCATCAGGTCTTTTAGATTTGTTTTCTGCCCAAGCTTTGGTAGCTTCTTTACCTATCTGACCTTGATAAGGGCAAGGAGTACCAGCCATTTCCATAGCCTTAAATACTCTTGGGTCTTGACAAAGTATAGATACTGAAGCAACTTTCATACCGGTATCATAGAGATACTTGGAAAGTTTTAAGCGTTCACAGTTCTCGTCAGTCACAGTAGCTCCTGTAGAGAACCCAAATACTTGCCCTTGAAACGCACCAGAACGTCCTACAGTACATAGGTCTTGTGAGTAAGACATGATACTAGGTGCTATAGCAGAAGCAGGAGGTGCTTTACTACGTACATTCTGGTTGATTGTTTGAGTAGAGTTAGACTCGTTTATATTCCGGTTAGTGTTATCCGACTTTGTATTGTTATTATTAGTATTAGTATTATCTGTTGTAACATTAGAGTCTGACGTAGATTGATTAACGTTTGTATTGTTATTAGTATTTGTATTGTTACTAGTAGAATTACTGTTGTTATTTACATTCTGATTTACTGTAGAGTTTACAGTAGAGTTAGATGTAGACGTAGATGTGTTGACGTTGTTATTAGTATTGGTATTATTGCTTGTAGATGTGGAAGTATTAACGTTGTTATTTGTGTTAGTTGAGGTATTAACATTGTTATTATTGTTAGTCGAAGTGTTAGTATTAGTATTTATATTAGTATTATTATTCGTATTACTATTTGTATTAGTATTGGTGTTGGTATTATTATTAGTATTGTTATTGGTGTTAGTATTTGTAGTCACCGTAGTATTAATAGTAGTTAAACCATTGTCTTCACAATACTGTGTACCCGAAGTACAGTCTCCTGTTTGGTCTGCACTTGCAACAAACGATACTGTTAATAAACCTAATATAAATAATGGTCCAAAAAATCCTCTATTTAAATCACCTCTTGACACGTTATCTCCTATTTAGTTTTTGATGTTGATGTGTATAATCCAAACCATGCAGCACCTGCTCCAACTACTACTGATATGAATCCTGATTGTTCCATTGTTGGGTCAACAATATCCATGAACCAAAAAGTTGTATAGTATAATAAAAACATATACACACTTAAAAAAGCTCTAGGTATTATTCTCCAACTATCCACAGCTTGTGCTACAAATATAAGTTTTTGATAAGGGTTATCGTTCTTGATATCCTCTAACTCTCTTATCCTATCTTTTAGTGCTGACTTCTCTTGCAGCAACTCCATAAACTTATTAAGGTCTATCTCGACCTCGTTCCTATCCATGTCGCCACTAAAGCCACCCATATTATTCTGTTGCATAATGCCCTCTTATTTTTTAACTAGGCTGCCACCAAAGTACATACCTATGATTGCTGATACAAGGTTTGTATCTAGTTGTGTTATTACCAAGCCTTGAAAAGTTATCCATTCAAATACTTCTCTACCGTCTGTAAAGAATAAAAAGCCCGGATGAAATAGTGTATATCCTACTGTTACATCAACATCTGGATAATATACTGCTACCAGTTTAGGTAGTATAACGATTGCAAAGACAGATGATAGAGCAATAATACGTCTTGTCCACTGGAATCCTTTGTCTTGTACGTTACGTGCAGACTCTACAGCTTTGAGTTGAAACTCGCCACGAGTAATTAACATCTTCTGCTCATCTTGTTTAGCCTTCATACGCTGAGACCATAAGCTTAATACACTACTCAATAGAGTAGAACCTAACATAGTTATAATTTCAAATGGGAACATCATATACCTCTTCTAATAGTTCTTCGTAAAGTCTTCTAAAGTTTTCTAACTCCATAAAACTTAGCCCTTGTCCAATCTGGTGCATTCTATAAATGTTATAGGCTATGCCTAATTGTTTCTCTGTGTAAAGTAGCATTATTGTGGTCTCATAGCTAGTCGTTCATTAAATAAATTTCTTTTTGATTCATCTTTTCCAGCATAATGATAGTTATACCACGCATCATTCGAACTTATTTTTCCTGTGACTAAATCATCTACAGCAAAATTTGGTTTTTGTAATTTATCTGTATAAAACATTGCATCCTGTAAATCTTCTGGTATTTGAGAAAAATCTAAATCTTTATTTTTAAATAGTTCTATTTCGTCTTTTGTTAATGGTAGATTATTTTTTGCTTTATAATTTTTATACCTATTTACATATACTGAACTAGAACCAGTTAAGTCTTTATATCTTTTATATTCCTCTGGATTATTTTTAGCAGCTTCTTTTCTTAAACTATCCATTTCAACTTGATATTTACCACGACCTATTCCTTTAGGATCATCGTTTTGTGTACGAGTTGGTATACTATCAGCTTCGACCCATCCTACATCGTCTGCAAATTGTCTAAATAAATTTGTTTGTTCAGGTGTCCATCCTCGTTTTTTTGCTACTGTTTGTAATATAGTTTCAGCAGCACTATGTGGACCACCATGTTTAAAACCTAACCTCTCCATTTGTTCGTTGGTAGAAACCTTGCCACCTTCAGAAAATTTACTTCTTGGAGATTTTTTTATAAGGACACCTACACCTGACATTTTATATTTGTTAGGCAAGTCCATTACTTCATAACCTTTACCAAGAGTTTCACTTAAATATTTTTTAAGCTCATCACGAGTAAAACCTTTTTGATATGTACCTCTTGCTGTAATTAATTCTGAATCAGATAATTGTTTCTTTGCATTGGGTAAAGCTTTTAATACATCATCTTTTGACCGTACAGTTATAACAGCAACACCATTATCTTGTAACAACGAGCCAATATGTTTAACAGCTTTATCTCTATCTAGTTTTGGTAATACATTTAACACTGAGAAGTTAGTAATAAAATTATACTTACGTGTAATTTCTTCCGGTTCTACAAAGTCTGGAGTACCATACTTGTTAGCCTTATCTAATTGTGGATATGGTTCGTATGTATCAGCTTTTAAAACTTGTCTAGCTTGATTAATTTGTATGCCTGAACCATAATCTAATGAATCATATGCATTATAATCATCCATTATTTTAGAAGCTTTTTCATAGGTACCACCTGTTGTAGCTATCTGTGTTTTCTGTGCTGCCGATGGGTCATATTCTACATCTTTACCTGCTGCTTTTAACTGCATAACTTTTCTTAAAACAATACCGCCTACACTATATGTATCTCTACCTGATAGTAATTCTGCAGTTTTAGTAGGATTCCAACCCGGTGCTTGAAGATTCTTTTGTTTTTCAAAGTAATTATTTATTCTTTTAATAGCAACCGTTTCATTATATTTTAAAACTTTTTCTCGTTGATTTGAATAATCACCAAAGCTAAAAGACTTTAACATATTATTATTTCTGTTATCTTGTGCAGGATAGAATGTATCTAGTATTCTTGCAGTAACTAAAGCCAAACTTTTATTATCTAAACTCTTTACATTTTTACCTAATGTTTTAGAAATATTTTGTATAAAGGATTGTTGATTTTCTATTGATGGAAAAGCCTTTGCAATATTTTTCATCATTCTAGCAGACTCTTGATTATTTCTAAACTCAATAGCCCCACCTTCAGCAAACTGTTTTCTTTCTGCTTCTTCGTCATAACTTAATCCTGTTAGTGGATTAATCCTATCAGCCGGGTCTTCTTTAGTAAACGGAACAACATCTGGTCCTTTAACAAAACCACCTTTAGCCAAACCAAGTCTTTCAATTACTTCTAATTGATCATCGTTATAATCTTCTTTTAACTCTAATAAGGGCAGTTTTCTAAAATCATTTGAAATTTGTTTTAATATATTTTTTAGCTCTGATCTATTTACATCAGGATGCATCTGCATAAACTCATCAATCTTTTCTGTTGACGGTTCAATAGGTTTAAAGTAATCTATTTGAGGAGTAAAGATTTTAAAATCATCTTCCACTATAGAAGATTGTATTCTTTCGTTAACAACTAAATCAATTTTAGATTGGTTAAGATTATAAATTTTTTCTTTACCTTCTTTTTCTCTCAGGTTATCAAACTCCATTAGCTCTTGTAAACTATGTAATTTATTTTTAGTTTTTACATATTGTTTGTAATACATTTTGTTTGCTAATGTATAATTATTTACAAAGTCTTGTACGGTTGTTTCTTTTTTCTTTATATCCGTATACATTACGGTAGTAGCATTACTTCTTTCTCTATTAAATTTAAACAATGCCATGTGTAAACTTTTAAGAAGTCGTTTATCATCAATAACATTAAATCTAAACCCTGTAAAGTTTGCTAGTTTTTCAGAACTTAAATCATAACCAACACCATAAATATCCTTATCGCCAGATTTAGCTTTTGCGTAGCGTTCTAAGTTTTTGTATGCTCCAACTTTGTAAAGTTTTTCAGCAATGTGTTTCCAAGATGCAATTTGATTATTTGCATAGATTTCAAAATCAGGAGACTCAGACACAATGTAATCATCTATGTATTGTCCATCTTCTGTTGTACCATTTCTTAAAAATTTATCAATAAGAGCTTCTGATAATAATGTTTCAGTAGTTAATGGTTCAAAAAATTCTTTTAAAGAAGATGCAAAAGCCTGTCCTAGTCTCTCATCAAACTCTCTTTGGTCTAATTCGCCTTTGCCAAATATAGCATCATAAATAGGATACACAATGGTTTCACTTACAGGAGCATCTGGGTCATTAAATTTTAAATCTGCCCAAACTATTTTACCATTTTTGTTCATGTCCCAAATCCAACGATCACCGTTGTATTCTTGCTTACTGACTTCTTTAATATGATATCTTTCTTCTTCACTTAGTCCAGACATATTTCCAGTTACATAATCTGCAGCAGAAGCTCCTACACCTGTACCTAACGTAGTTTGAGAACCAAGTCTTAAAGCTCCTCTTTGTTGTAAAACTTTATTACCACTGTTTAATTCTGCAAATCCTTGTCTATAAGTGTGAAATATATTTCTAAATCTTTCAACATGAAACGAAAAGAAGTTACCATATGGAGAATATCTTAGTGCTTTAATTCCAGTAGGAATCATATCATACGTTGGCATTGTATTTCTAACAATTTTTGCTGCCATGTCTTCTAGCTCTGCAATTCCTTTATTAGGATAAGCTCGTTGTAAGGTTTTTAATTCTTTTTCAAACGCTACAATTTTCCAGATATCGTCTTCTGCCACATAAATATCTTCTAGCTTTTTATAAATCTTTTTAAATGGATTATATTGATTTAACCAACTACCTGCGTTTGTTTTAGAAGCAGACTGCATTAACAATCTTAAATCTCCAAGACGAGCATTTTGATTTACAATCCCAAGCCTTAAATATTTATTATATAACTCTTGATATTCTTTTTGTCCAGACCCTCTAATTTTAGTAGTTACTGTTCTTACAGATTCCCATGTTTCTTTACTTAATGGATTGATACCATTATTTAAAAGTATTTTAGCACTACCAAATAAGTTTCTTTCGTGGGTAATATTATTAATAACTGTTGCTGCAGACTGAGCAAACCCTTTTGCAGCAAATGCTAATTTAGCCACTCCTAAAACCGATTCTCCTACTACATTATCAAAAAAAGATTTATTAATATTTGTTTGAAGTGGTTTTACTAAAGTTGCGTATGTCTTAGTATCTGTATGCATACCATCTAAAGGACCAAATTGTTTTCCCTCAATTATTCTTCTGTAGTTTCCGGTTGGATTCTCAAAAAAGAATTTATTGTTTCCAAGTCTATAATATTTTTCCATTAAATTTCTGTCATATAAATATTCTGACAAAGTTCTTATCGTACTAAATACCCTTGTACTTGGATTATTTTCTTCTCCTAATAAATCTCGAATAGGCTGTGCAATTTTTTGACGTTCTCTAAATAATTTTTTACCGTCTTTAGCACCATATATAATATCCGTAAAATCAAAAAAGTTTTTACTATATTTTGCGTTGCTTAATAAATTTTTAACTTCAGCTTTTGCTTCTTCACGTAATGCTTTATCCGTTTTACCTTTGCTTCTGCTTAATTTAGTACTTTTTAATTTACCATAGATAAAATTTTCAGCCCTATCAATAACTTCTTGTGATGGTCTCCAGTCTGGATTTTCAAATTTTTTATAAGTTTTTCTAAGATAAGAACCTATATTTTCTACAATTTCTTTTCTAAGTTCAGGGTCTACCACTTTACTTTGAGATAAAAACCTAGACAATTCATCTACCGTATCTCTCATTTCTTTTGCAGTAGACTGCATTGACTCAGGTAAATCTTTTAATTTTACCGAGCCTTGTAAATATCCATCAAGCACAGCGTTTGCTTCTTTCTCGGCTTGTTTATTTACTCTAAACCACCTACCTTCTTTTGCCAATGTTCTAATTTGTCTTTCCATTGTGGTCATTAACTGCTCACCTTTACTTGCCCACGCCAGTTTAGCATCTTTACTTTTATTAAATAACGCAAATGCTTCAGGATTAAAAAATCCTCTAGCTGAAAAAAATAAATCTTTGGTAACAGTTCCTGCTTGAGATAAACCACGTAAAAAAGAATTAGAACTTTCTGACCAGAGCTTAACAGGAGTTTCATCACCACCCGGTTTTTTAAGTTGTTTTGGGGTTTTGTTTGCCTTTGGAGTTGCCGAAGCTTCTTTAATAGTTTCTACAATTGTTTCTTTTTGTTCGGGAGTAGCAGAGTTTTTAACATTTTTAAAATAGTTAAACATTTCTCTACCAGACCTAAATGTTAAACCACCTAGCTTTAATACACCACCAATAACCCCAGTCATAAATAAACCATCAAACAATAAAGCTATTCTATTTTCGCCCTCTGTTTTATCTTTATCAGCAGTAACAAAATCAAGTAGTTCTGAAAGTTGTTCGTTATCATCACCAACAATTTGTCCTAAGAACTGACCCATAATAGCATCTTCCGGTTTTATAACCCATTGTGAAGCTATCTCTCCACTTGCTAACAGTTTTGTAGCTGCTAATGTTTTAGGGAATCTAGGTTTAAGACGTACAATTCTAGAATCTTTATAAGCTTTTTGCAACTTATTAATTTTTCTAGCTTCTAATACTTTTTGACCTGCTCCTAGTAGCTTCATACTACCAGCATATGGAATAGCAAAAGTTCCTAACTCTTTAACCAACGAGCCTGTTATAGTTGTAGGCTCTTCAACCTTTCCTTCAGACATTAACTCTGGACCAACAAGTGCAGTGCTTGTAAAGTTTACAAATTCCTGTGCACCTTTCTTTATAACATCAGGTGTCTTGTCTTTTAGTTTTAAAAAATCAAATAAATCAGATGTTCCTTCAGCTAAATTTTGAGGTATCCCACCAAGAGAACGTCTGACTTCTTTTGGAGCTATTGGTAATAAAGTTCCAACAGGACCTAATAAAGATTGATAAACTTTTTGACCCCACCCTTGTTGATATGGGTTTTCTATTTCTTCATCTTTATCTTGTTTAATATTACCTAATAAATGTTGCTGTAACTCATTATATGTTTTATCAGAATATTTATTTGTGTGAAGATACCCTACAAGCTGTTGGTCGGACATAGCAAGTAGTCCTGAATTAGGATTATTTTCTTTTATTTGGTTTCTGATTAATTCTAGGCGAGATGCCATATAAGACTCCTATATTAGTCTATGTCCATAATTACTTCAATATCACCTAAATCTTCTTTAAAAGCATCTAAATCAATGTCTGTAACACCACCACTTTGTGCATACTTTTCAAAGATTAATTTATAAGCTTGTTGACCTTGAAGAATATTAAAAACTCTCATATTTCTAATTTGTTGTTCTGCGACAGCAGGAGCAATATTTTTTGTAGCAGCCAGTTGAGTAATTTGTTCTTGTCCTAGATTACTAAGTAAATAACTATCTAAGTTTTGTAAAGATGATTGCATATAGCCTTGTAAGAACTGATCTATTCCTCCACCTTGTAAAATCTTTTGTGCGTGAGTTTCTACGTGAGTATTAATTCTCTCATCTATAAATGATTGTAGTTGGGTTTCTCTATCTTTGTCAGATAGTTTAGTATTCTCACTCAATGTTTTTTCTTTTGCTAAAACTTGTTTATCAAATAAAATTAAATCTTGAACTTCATCTCTTACTTTGTCAAGTGTAGTAGTAGGTAGTCCAGCTTGTTGACGAGCTTTATAGTACTGTGTTCCACCGGGCTGATATGACTTTTCCCAATCTTGATAAACTTGAGACTTTTTAAAAGTATCTTCATTCATTCCTTGTGGCATCGTAGGTTTATTTTGATTTTTAATTGCTTCAAACGTTGCTAGTTGTTGTTGATACACGTCTGTTGCAGCAGCAGCTACAACAACTGATAATAAATTATCTTCAGTTTTTTGGTTATCATCTAAAGCATTAAACGATTGTATCGCAAGTTGTCGAGCAACAGGACTTTGTAAAGATTTAAACTCTTGTGTATTTTTAAACTCAAACTCATTATAGGTTGGAATTTCTTGGAGGTCTTCTGTACTTAATCCAAGTCTATCAATTTCTGTAAGCTTAACCTCTTTATTACCGTAAGGATTTACAAGCTTTATAGAATAGCCTGTGTCAATCATATCAGGAGAAACCTGTTCTTTACCCGTCTTTTCATCTTTCAATCTATAAATAGTTCCGGGATTTAAACCCTCTAATTTTTGATTAAAGATATCCATCTCAGCTTTAGCTTCGTTATATTCAGTTTGATATTTTTCATCATCACCGATACCTAATTTATTAAAAGCTTTATGAACTAAACTAACATTTTGTGGAGAAGCCACTTTTCTTTTTTCTGCTTTAAATGCTTGTTTAATTGGAGCTAGAAAATCCGCTTCACTTTTTATATCTAACCCTTCTATGGAAGACATTCTTGCTTGATGTTCAGGTAATAAAATTTTGTTTATATATTCGTTTTTTTCTTTTTGTTTTAATCTATAAAGGGGGCTTGTAGTATCTTCATATTCTCGTGAATCAAATCCTGCATCGTGATTATTAGGATTATTAAACCAATCCTCTGCCACAGTATCAAAATATTGAGTAGCTGTTTTTTCTTTTATGTCTTTATCTTTAGCTAACAAATCCATGTATTGTTTATAAGTAGATTGAGCATTTGCAATTTCTGTAAGTTTTCTATCTTCTACATCTTGTAACTTTTGCATAACATTTGCTTGTCGTCTTTGCTCTGCTGCGTTAAAAAACAAAGAAGCAACCAATACATTTCTAGCTCTATTACTTTTTTTACCACGACTAGAAAAATAAGCACCAGCTAACTCGCCAAAATTTGTTCCGGGACTGCTTGATCTTTCTAGTAAACCTTTAAATATATCATCTGCCATAATTATTCCTCTTTACCTAATAAATTTTTAGGTGGATTTTTTGAAACTTTACTTAATAAACTTTGAGGTATTTCAGTTTCTTCTATTCTTTCTTTTACTTCTTTTGGTACAGACATAGGACTAACCTGTCCTGCTGCTTTTTGTTGTAGCTCTCGTAACGATTTAACACCTTTGTTAATTTCTGATAGCTGTGTATCAGGACTCATTTCTTCCGGTTGTTCATCGTCTCCTGCATCTAAATTAAAATCAATGTCTGCTTTTTGAGCCAGAGCAATAATCATATACATGGTTGGCTCCATCAACAATAACATTAAATCAGGACTCCACTTACCCTCTATAAAACCTGCATACAATACTACCGATGCAATATCTATAACTCCTGCTCCGTTGTCTAAAGCTGATAGAGTATTAAGTAATGCTTCTTCTTCTAACAAAGAATCAAATATTTTATACATTGCTTCTCGTGGACTTGTAAATTCAGGTGGTCTTTCCCAATTATAAGGTTCTTGAGGAGAGTTTGTTAAAGACTGTCCCGGTACAGGTCTACCTTTATCTAAACTATCTCCTAAAAATTTAATTGCTTTTTCTGATATTGCCATAATGTATCCTTAACCGTATTGTTGTTGTGACATTAAATATTGTGGAGATAATGTTCCATATAATAAACTTTGATTCATCTGTTGAAAATTCATTCCTTGCATTGAAGGAACTTGAGCTTGTACAGCTTGTACATAAGCATTTTGAGCTTGTTCTTGTACTGGTTGTGGCATAATACCTCGACTAACAAATTGTTCTTCAGGGTCTCCGATAATTGCTGAAGTTGCTACTGAACCTAAAACACCTTGTGCAACATCAGGAATAAAGTTACCACCTCCTAAATATTCTCCAGTTTTTCCAATAGGGTCTACTGCAAAATTTTTAATACCTGTTCCAATATCTATTGCACCTTCTTTTAAATTAGTACCAAGTTTTTGCATAAAGTTTTTTTCTACTGCTCCAGTAACAGTATCTGATGCAATTGCGTCAGTTGCTACGTTCTTTGCACCTTCTTCTACTACTTTCTTTGCACCTTCTTCTGCTACTTTTTTTGCACCTTCTTCTGCTACTTTTTTTGCACCTTCTTCTACAACTTTTTTCCCGGCTTCTTCCGCTACTTTGCCGGGAACCGCAGTTGCACCTCCTTGAAATATACGATCAACCACAGGACCAAACATCATACTGAGAGCAATACCTCCCACTATCCTACCTAAAGAAGAACTAAAAAGTTTTTTAATTCCTTTTTTTAATTGCCTAGCTTTTTTTCTTAAAAATCCCATTCTCTTTATCCTCCATATCCATAAAGTCCAGCTTGATATGATGTGCCTAAACTATTTACTAAGTTTGTAAGATAGTCATCGTACTTTTCACCGGCTTTACCTTCGTTTGCTAACGCAGTAGCTACGATTTGTGCATTTCTGTTTTGTGTATTTTCATAAGCTCTAAAATCAAAGTCTGCTTGATCTCTTAGTTCTTGCCATAAAAACGACTGAGACTGTGATGACAAACCAAAAGCGTTTTGTGCGTTCTGCATATTAATTTGATTTTGTGAAGCAGTATTAACTGTGTTAGCCTGTCTTCTCCATTGAACATTAGAAGCTTCAACAGCAGCAGCGTTCTGTGCATTCCATTGATTCCTTGCAAAATCTTGTTGAGCATTAAACTGATCTACTTGTGTAGTTAGTTGAGCATTAAATTTTGCAACATCAGCAACTCTTTGGGCTTCTCTGGCTGTAGCAGCGTTTTCTTGTGTAGAATTAAACTGTGCCATTGCATTTTTTTGAGAAGCATTGTACTGACTTATTTGTGCATTAAGATTAGCCATAAACTGATTAGTTTGATTTTTACTTGCAGCGTTAAACTGCAACGATGCGTTAGTAGAAGCTTGATTACTTAACAAACGTTGTTGATTTTGTTGAGCTTTTAATACATTTGATTGTTGTTCATTACTTAGATTAGTTAAATCCATTTGTAAGAATGCTTGAGAATTTTGTATTTGAGCTTTTTGATTAAAGTCTGCTTCAGTTAAATTAGCCTGAGACATCAATGCTGCATCTTGTATAATAGTTTGTTGATTCATTGTAGCATCTGTAATACTTACAGTTTGTAAAAACTTACTATTAGAAAGTGCTATCTGCTGGTCAGAACTAAACTGAGCCATATCCATTTGAAAAACGTTACTGGCATTTGTTAGTGCTGTCTGTTGTACTCTTGCAGCGTTAGCTTCAGATTCTTGAGCTTCGATAGTTCTTTGTTGTCCAACACTAGCTTGTATCGCTTGTGCATTAGACTGAGCCATCGGCATAGCTGATGTTATAATAGCATTGAACAAGGCATCTCTACCTACAGTTGAAGCTTCCATACCACGTTGAGCTAACATAGATTCTACTGATGCAACAGCAGGTCTTGCCCATGCAGGAATTTCACCTTCTTCAATACCACTTAATAAACTATCTAGCTGATTAGATACTAATGCTTCTTGTGGTAAGCCTTCAATAATACCTCGTTGTTCTTCACTAAAGTCTGCTAGTCTATCTTCTAAAGCTTCTGGGTCATTACCAAGCTCTGTAATATCTGCATCACTTAGTCCAGCATTTGCTAGTTGTTTCTTAGCCCTTGTAATACGTGATAAAGAACTACCTACGTTCATAGCAGCAGTTGATTTGGCTCCTTCACTTAACGTACCTATAACTCTTTCAGTTAATGCACCTTCTTTAATTTCAATGGTTGCAGATTGAGTTGGGTCTATACGTTCAACCCCTGCAGCTTGTGCAATAGCATTTTGTGATATTTGTCCCTGTGCAGCATCTACTTGAGCATTAACACCTACCTGATCTCCTGTAAATGATCCGGCTGTTATAGGCTCTGCTGGACCAGAAGCTGTTCCCATTTCGGTCTCTGAAACAGTATCTACAACTTCTGGCTGTAAAACGCTGTCCTCTCCTATAATCTTTACAGTATCTGCTCCTGCTTTTTCTGCTGTTGGAATAGCAGCCATTTGCGTTACAACACTATCCGCAACAACTGGAATTGGATTTCCTTCTTCGTCTAATATAAGATTACCAGCCGAATCTCTTTGCATTCCACCAACTTTAACAGCATCGGGAATAACCGCAGACTCAGGTACAACACCTTGTGCAGATTGTGTAATAGTATCAGCAGTCTCTTGAATACGAGCAGTCCTTTCTCTATCTGCAGTAGTATCTCTCTTCATTTGAGCACGGGCAGAAGCCAATCTAGCTTCTTCTGCTGCCAATCTAGCTTCTTCAGCCAATCTAGCTTCTTCAGCCAATCTAGCTTCTTCAGCCAATCTAGCTTCTTCAGCCAATCTAGCTTCTTCTTTTGCCAATCTATCTTTTTCGTCTTGAGCTTCTTGAGCTTCTCTTGCTATTCTTTGTTCTTCTGTTTCAGCAGAATCTCCCTCTCCACCTGTACCGGCATTTCCACTTGTACCGGCATTTCCACCTGTACCGGCATTTCCACCTGTACCGGCATTTCCACCTGTACCGGCATTTCCACCTGTACCGGCATTTCCACCTGTACCGGCATTTGTTGGAGCTGGTGTAGGTGCAGGCGTTGGTTCTGGTTCTCTTGGTTCTATAATTTCACCAGTTTCTCTATCTACTACAACCTTTCCACGCTGATACCCAACTCTACCACCTTGAGTATAGTCTTGTCTAGCTATTCCACCGCTTCTTTTTCTATTTCTTCTTTTTGCCATTATTAAATCCTATATACCTATTTTACTTAACTTCAAAGAGTTTGTCAACCTTTTCATGTAACTTTTCCATTCTTTCCATTAATAGATTAAAATCATCTTTTAGTTCTAGTTTTGTGACATACTCTTTTGCAATCTCTTCACGTGTTTTATTAATGAGTATGTCTTGTCTTTTAAGCTCTGAAGAGTTTACTCTAATCTGAAACCAGATTGGAGCAAGTATCAAAGTTATGAGAACATTCCAAACAATGTAAGGTGATACCATTTCCATGTTAGTCTACCTGTGGTAGTTCGCCAAGAGGTCTTACTGGTGGTGTTGCATCGTTGTAAACGTATAAAGCTGCTAAAGCATCAACGTTTGCAGCGTTTGTTATCTGTGTACACATAGCGTTAGCTTTGGTTCTTACTGCAGCTCTTTTAGTTGTAATAGAACTAGGAACTGCTGTACCACCTTCTGCAGCTCTAACAACCATCCAGTCTGTAGGTTGTAATATACCAGCAGCTTGTGCGTTTATCCTGTCTATATGACCTTGACGGATGCCCGGTTGTTTAACTTCACCTTCAGTTCCTAAACCATCAGTCTCGTCTTGTGCTGTAAAAAGTATATCATCTAAAGGTAAAGCTGTGGCTGTACCGTATGTTGCAGTGACTGTACCGTCTGCAAACGCAAAAGACTGATTTGTATTTACGTAATACTCTTTGTCTTTTAAGTTTGAGTTGTCTATAACAATTGCATAAATCCCTATAGCTTCTAGTTCTGAAGCTGTCCAAAGCATAAAGATATTACTAGGGTAATTAACTTCTCCTACGGTTATACCTTTAGGTCTTGTAAAGACTTGTGTTACGTTATCTGATTCTACTAAAGCCCACATAATTTACCTCGCTGTTGTTGGGATTCCTGTTGATGTTGTGAATGGATGTTCTGCAAATGCCATGTAGATGTATGAACCGCCTGATGCATTTACTGATGCTGCATCGCTTCTTGCTTTAAATCCATTACTAAGCATATCGATACTTCCCCAATCATCTGTAGTACTGGTTTCGTTTGCTCTTAATGCTGCACTATTTACGTTTCCTACGTTACCTTTCTCACTTCCAGTAGAAGCTAATGTTCCAAGTTTATAATCGTGTAGAATCCAATCATTTGCACCATCAGTCCTTTTTATCATAACAAAACGAGGAGCAAAACCAGTATAAACAAAAGTACCGTCACCACCAGAATGTCCGTTACCGATATACTTGCCAAACTTGCTGTAGCCTTGTTTAGAAGCAAAGCAGTAGGCTACATAATCTTCACCACTAGTATTTGTTTGTATAACTGAACCACTACCACTTCTGATAGAAAAAATTGTTGAAGTGCCACGAGTACCAGCGTTTGATAAAACTCTGCCCTGCGTACTATCACTTTCAGTATCAAGAGTATTTAGTTCCATACAATGGTTTGCAGTCAAACCATCTACATAAACTACCCAATTTGCTGCTCCATCTCTATTTTTAACTATTACAGCATTTGC